TGTAAATGACAGAAAAGTTGAAATCGTTAAGCCGGGCGATTTGCCACGAGGTAGGATTATTGAGTTAAGCCCTGCGACCGGACTTGTAGGAATCCCTGAACAGTTTGATGCGGGAATCAAGGGGAGATGCCTGTTGAATCCGTTTATCAACTTAAACACATTTGTCCATGTTGATAATTCGCTCGTGAGGCGCGAGAAAGTGCGAAATGACGAGCCTATAAAGCAATTAGACCAAGACGGAGTATACAGGGTTATTCAGGTAGTCCACAAAGGCGACACTCGCGGCGAGGCTTGGCATACAGAATTTGTTGGAGTTTCGCGTTTTGCGGACGTTACGATATAAAAAGGGGTAATTTTTATGCCATGGAGCATTCAAGAATTAATCGGCGATGTGGAAGAGCAGGAGCGGCTCGCCATAGAAAAATATATGGATAATATGCGCGTGGCGTTGCCCGGGCTTATACATGACTTCGACCCGCTCAGGCAGACAGCAACGGTAAAACCTGCGATAAAAGAACAGATAAAAGGCGAATGGCTGGCTTTGCCGCTGTTGCCGGATGTCCCTGTGCAGTTCCCGAAAGCAGGAGGCTTTTCTATAACTTTCCCTGTCAGAAATGGTGACGAATGCCTTATCGTATTCAACGATATGTGCATAGATTCATGGTGGCAGTCAGGCGACATTCAAACGCAGTTAGAAAAACGCCGTCATGATTTATCGGATGCGGTAGCGATTTTAGGCATAACAAGCGTTCCGAAAGCTATCAATAATTTCTCCGTGAACTCAATGCAGATAAGAAATGTCGCCGGTGACACGGTTATAGATATAATAGATGGAAGAATCGCACTGACGGCAAGACAAATTGACGTGAACTGCGAAAATATAAATGTTAAAGCGAGTAGCGGCGCGAGCATAAAATCTCCTAACATTTTGCTTGATGGTGAAGTGCGCGTCACTGGCGACGTTATAGGTGACCAAGACGTTATTGCAAGCCAAGTTTCGCTTGTTACTCATACACATATCTCCGGCGCGGAGGGAGAACCAACATCTCAGCCGAACAGGACAGGACTGTTGCAAGCACTATATATGGCGAGCGTAAAGGGGTGCTACTAAAATGAAATACAGAGAATTAGACGCAGACGGCGATTATACTTTTGGTCGCGAGAGATTTCTGCATGACATAGAAGCTGTCGGTCAAGCGATACTTACCCGCATGAAGTTATTATACGGCGAATGGTGGGAGCAGACAGATGACGGACTGCCGTTATTCGAGCGAATACTTGGTGTTTTCATGGGCGAACGACAGCAAGACGCTATTGACTTGATAATCGGGGAGCGAATATCAGGAACAACAGGCGCGAGGAATATAACGAGGTTCGAGAGCGATTTTACTAACCGCCATTACTCTGCAAGCTGCACTGTCAATACAATTTTTGGGAACATCGAAATTGACATAGCAGACGGAGCGAAGAAAGTTGAGGTGAAGTATTAAAAGATGGCATATTTCAGACCACGAATTGATGAATCCGGCTTCCATATCCCGACATACAACGACACTAAGCAACATTTGATTGATGAGGCAAAAAGAATTTTCGGCGAGGATATCTATCTTGAAAACGACAGTCAGGATTATCAATTTATCACTTTGTTAGCCGACAAGCTCCATGATTGCCATTTGACAGCTCAGCTTATGTATAACAACCGAACCACGCCGACAGCCCAAGGCGCGGCGATTGACGGGCTTTTGAAATTGAACGGGTTGCGGCGTAAGCGCATGACAAAAAGCAGATGCGACGTCGTTATATCAGGCGGACACCGAACGCAAATAATAAACGGAATCGCCGGAGACGAGGAGAATATAAACTGGGACTTGCCGCCACTCGTAATAATTGGTGAGGATGGCACGGTTACAGTTGAGGCGGTTTGTCAAACATACGAACACACCATAACAGAGGGGCGGCTAAACAGGATTGTCACCCCTACTGACGGCTGGGTGAGCGTTATAAATCCCGCTGATTCCATTGAGGGCTTAGATTTTGAAACAGACGGCGAGGCAAAAGCGCGGCAATCAGAAAGCACAGCTAACCCGTCAAGGACTGTCGTAGAGGGTACGAGCGGTGCTATCTTGGCTATAGACGATGTTACACGCCACAGGGTATATGAAAACAAGACCAATCAATGGAACGAGCGTGGGCTTCCGCCGCATAGTATAACAGCAGTAGTCGAGGGCGGCAGTGATGAGGCTATCGCGGACGCGATATACAGCCATAAATCGCCGGGGTGTGATACTTTCGGAGATGTGGAGGTTGTTGTTGACCGTGATAATATTTTTGAAGTCGTGGATTTGATGCCTATTACTTTTTTCAGACCGATATACAAAGAAGTATTCGTCACGATTACCATAAGGCGGCTTGCGGGATATCAGGATGTAATAGATTCACATATCATATCGTCTAATTCGCGATACCTAAACAGTATCAGGATAGGCGATAGTTTGATTTTATCGGCATTATGGGGAATATCGGCGATAGTCAATCAGCGAATGGAACGTCCGGCGTTCTCCATCATAAATATCACAGCGGGGTTTGATGTGAACGATCAGGGTAACGAGGATTTAGACCTCGCGTTCAACGAAGTCACTTTAGGCAAAGAAGAAAATATACAGATAGTATTTGTGTAAGGGGAGGCGGTTTATTTGAGAGATACGCGGCATTATACGGATAGAGTGACCCCCGAACACAGACGACCTAAGTTGTTGGCATGGCTGGGGACGAATGTAGAGGCTGTTGCGTCAGTAGAAGAGGTCATGCTGTCGTTTGATGAAGAGTTCGACATAGAAAACGCCGTCGGTGTACAGCTTGATAAGATTGGTGGCATAGTCGGCAGGCAGCGACTTTTGGATTTTCAGCCGTCGGACGGGTCGAGCGCAATGTTAGAAGATGATATGTATCGGATTGTTCTTAAAGCCAAAGTCGCGATAAATCATTGGGACGGGACTATTCCCGGTATGTATGAATTATGGTGGAATTTATTGCCTGATTACAAAGTTTTTATACAGGACAATCAGAACATGACAATGACGGTATTCTTAGAGGGGTACACGCCGGACCTACTAATTGAATTAATCGAACACGATTATATTATCCCGCGTCCGCAAGGCGTGGGGCTGAGGATTGTAATTAGGGTAACAGAAGAATTTACAGATATCTATTATACCGCAGTCGCAACTAATGAAGTGATACGCGAATGGTTTATTGAAGAGGGCGACCCAATAACAGATTCAACAGAATATCACGCAGTAGCAGTAAGCGAAATTATACGGGAGGAATATGCAGATAATGAATGACGGAAATTTTTATTGGACAACAGACGGCGAGGCTCTAAAGGCTAAGATTAATCTTGGCGATGGTACAATACCGTTCGAGATTACGCGAATAGTCACATCGGCGGACACAAGCGGGGATTTTATGAATATGCCTGCGAGTGATGTTATAGTCGCGCAGACATACGTGATTACAAAAAAAGAACAAATAGGACCGCGAGCGTCAATCAGCGCATACCTTAACAACTTCGGGAATGCTATAGGAAACTTCCCGCCAGTCGAAGAGGGATATAACATATCGCGCATTCTTTTCATGGCGAACGACCCGGACAAAGGGGAAATAGTGGCGAGGGGTGCGCAATTCCCGAACCCGCAGTTTGTCCCGCCAACAATATCAGGACGAGGATTTCAGCATATACCCACGTTTAATATCATTGTTGCGAATGCAAGCGAGGTAATTGTAAATATAGACCCGTCTAACGCATTCTTGACGATGGCAGACTTAGAAGCCCACGACAGCAACCCCAGCGCACACGGGAATCAATTCATCACGATAAACACGCAGATAACGGATATCTTGAACAAACTGGAAGCCCTGATGGGATTCACAATAAGCGGCATAGTGCCAACCTTCCCGGATTTGCCGCCAACTGCTGGCATACCCGAGGGGACGCTGTACTTGGTGCTGTCAGATATGAACCAAGGCGGTAATTCCTCCGTCTATGAAGTGCTGGGCGGCAACTGGGTATTCGCTGGTTCGTGGGGCATAAACATCAGTTATGCGAGCGAAACAGAGGCAGGGATAGCACGGTTCGCTACCGCTGCAGAGATAGCGGCGGGGGTAGCGAATGACTTAGGCGTTTCTGTTGCGCAGTTGCGTAACGCAAGCAATCCTGTATTTCACGGCGTGACCTCAACCGCCCCGGCTGCACGAGATAAGGTCGTTACTCTTCTCGGCGCACAAAATTTTGTTCCGAACCTGTTCGGGACAAGGGTTAGCGTATTTTTTGGTTTGGATAACACGGCAGCGCAGCCACGACTTGTATTTGGCAATAATGCTCCGATGGACATTTTGTATGACAACTGGTCTCCAGCCCCCGCCAATCTATTCCGCGCAGGGATTATCTATGATTTTGTTATCGTTAATTTTATAACTCCTGTGTGTATGTTGGTAGGCGACTATGGCGCGGCAATACCGCCTATGTGGCAGAATGCGCCAATTAATACAGGTGTTATGACCCCGGGTGCCGTGGGTAGCGTGATGGTCGCACGGACGGCAAATAAATGCGATTTGAGCATTAATCTTAGCAACGTATCGCCTGTGGGGTTCGGAGATGTTGTTATATGCACACTTCCGGCGAGATTCCGCCCTGTTGAAGACCAGCAGATTATGCTTCTTAATAGGATTAGTTTTCATACAAATCCAGTCACCGGCAGAGGAGTTAATGATATCGTAAGTATGCTTCTCTTGGCAAGTGGCAACTTGATTATCCGGAATCTGCAAGACACTCCGGGCGTAACTGTAGGGGGACATATATTAGGGCAACGCTCATATGTGTCACAATAGAAAAAGGAGGCACTTTATGGAAAGAGAAAGAATGATACACAGATACGACCCTGTCACAGGGTTACATCTTGAATGGGACGTGATAAACGTAGTCCACAGAGTAGACGAGGAAGGCAACATCACAGACGTTACGGAAATCCCTGAAAATTGGA